GTAGGTGCCGCCGGTGGTGACAGTGCATGTCGCGGCGTAGCGCACCCAGCCACCCGCCAGTGGCCGCGCGTCGACGGCTGAAGAGAAACCGGCCAGGTTCCCGATGTTCCAGAACCAGACGTTCGGCGCCTTGCCGGCGGTGCCGCCGACACCCCTCAGGAAGATCGAGAAGGTGTACGCGCCTGGCGCCAGGGTCAGCGCCTTGTCGAAATACGGGTCGGCGCCGGTCGCCGTAATGGCGAACGCGTTGTTCGTGCCGTCCGGTGCCGCGATGCCGCCGGCGAGGCTCAAGCCGATCTTCTCCCAGCCGGAATCGCCGAACGCCTCGCTGTACGTGAGGAGGTTGGTCTTGCTCGTCTCGTTCGACAGGCGCACGCGCATGGTGGTCGTCGGCGAGAAGTTGCCGAGCAGCGCAACGCCGGACGCCAGCTCTGGCGCCGGCAGCGTTCCCGAGATCCTGGCGGTCGTGCCGGTGGCGCGCCAGACCTCGGATTTTTTGTCGGTCGCCAGGTTGGTGACGGCCAGCAGGCCAGCCGTGATGCTGGCGGCCAAGATGGCGCGCCGCGCAGCGTTGCTGGCGATAATGCGCATGTTTGCCATGGGTTCCTTAAACCGTGATTTCCGCCGTGACGGCGAAGGTGTCGAAATTCGTGGTCAAGCTGGTGACCAAACCGGGCTTGCCGGCTTCCAGCCCGAACCGGTCGCTGAACAGGTTTCGCGCCTGGCCCAGCTGCACGCGCATGCCTGCCGGCGTCAGCTCGACACGGTAAGTCGGGTGCGGGACCTTCTTGTGCGCCTGGCGGCGCAGGCCTTCGACCTCCGAGTCGACCGGTGTCAAGAGACAGGTCTGCTCCATCGCCGGGTCTTCGTACAGGCTGTACGCATCCTGCACCTGCTGATCGACCGGCGTTGTGTAGAGTTGCCACTCTGCGGCGAACATTTTCTTGTGCTCGTCCGGCAACGAGGTTTGCAGGCTGGCCTGCACCGTGTAGTTTCGGCAGAACCCGATCTGCACCGCAGCTGCCACTGGTGAGATTGAGACCATCGTCAGCGTGTCCTGGACCTGCATGGACCGGGGGATGTCCAGCGTGGCGCTCGTCGGGATGGCGTATTGCAGCAGCTGCAGCTTCCCCAGCATCGATGGGATAAGCTGCGCTCCCTTGCTCGCCGCCAACTGCGCGCACGCCGTCAGCACGTTGGTCCGGTCGAGGATCGCCAGGCCGACCGGCTGCGGGTTGGCCAAGTCAAACGCGGTGAAGTTCGCCACGTCGATATCGGCCGCCGTCATGCGCGTGGACTCCTTGCCGTAGGCGGTGGCCAGCAGCTGCACCAGCGACGCGATCGTATTGCGATACACGCCGCCGGTCTTGTCACCCTGGACGCTGCAGGTCACGGCTCCGGGGCCGACCGCGGTGTTAAAGGCGAAACGGCCGCTGGTCGGATCATCCGTCACGTCCGGCGAGCGCTTCTTGCCGTCGGTACGCGGCTCGATCAAACCCTCGGCCGCCCTGCAGTGGTAGTAGTAGCGCCCCGTCACCGAATCGTACTTCGGCGTCACGTTCGGCACTTCACCCAAGGCGACCGGGTAGAGCGTGCCGTCGGCCATCTTCGCCTCCGACACCGGCGTGTTCAGACGCTGCAGCGCATCGCGGAAATTCAGGGCGATCGTGTTGACGTTGCTGCCTGGCGCGATCCCGCCCAGCGCGCCGACAAACTCCAGGCGGAAGTCGGCCTCATCCCACCGCGCATCGCCGACCAGGACGAACACGCCCTGGTTCACCCACACATCGGCGAACCAGGAATCGAACTCACCGTTGACGCTCCAGACCTCGACGGCGCCGGCCGACAGCTTGGCCTCGCCGTCGATCGAGATCGAGCGGCTGATTTCGAGGCCCTTGGCGATCACGGCCGAATACGGCGCGGCCGCGGAGCCAATGAACGGCTTGCTCGAGAGGCGACGCCAGGTCTGCACCCCGCCACTCAAGCAGCCGACGCGGTAGAGGGTCACGCGCTGCGCGGTCGAGTCATCGAGCCACGCAGCGTATTGCGCATCAGAAATTGTCATTCGAGAGCTACCTGTTCAACTTTGGTGGTGGACTTTGTCGCGACCTTGTTCAGGACCTCGACGATTGCCTGTTGACCTTCGGCGTTGGCGGTGATCGCGTCGCCGGTCTGGGCCTGCTGGTCCTGCCGCAGGCCGGCGACCTGCTCCGTCAACTTTGCGTTGTCCTGCTTAAGCGCGTTGATGGCACTGGTCAGCACCGACAGCGCGGTACCGATGACGTTCGCCCCGCCGGCGACGGGCGCGGTGTTCTGCGAGATCGTCGTCAGGATCGTGTTTGCCGTGTCCAGCGCGGTGTTCACGGTGCCCAGCGCAACGTTTTGCGAATTCATTGCATCGAGCTGCGCCTGCGCCGCGTCCACCTCATTCGTTGCCCAGGCCGCAAAAGCTGCGGTATCGCGCTGCCCTTCTGCGAAGTTGGCTTGATACGTCGAGTCGCCGCCATTGAGTTTCTGGCTTGCCGTCAGCCAAGCAGTGAGCGCGTTGAACACGCCGTCCTGGGCCTTCGTGTCGCCGGCCATCGCCGCGGCCTTCATCGCCTCGTACTGGCTGTGCAGCTCGGCCTCCTGCTGCACAGGCGTGAGCGGTGACAGGCTGCCGGTCAGCATGGTGTCGTTCAGCGACTTGGCGGCGTCGCGGAACTTCGTCATGTTGCTCGCCGTGTCCGCCAGCTTCTGGGCCGTCTGGACCAGATCGAACAGCGGGCGGTTGACCTCGGCCAGCGCGTTCCGCTGCTTTGCCAGCAGCTGCACCTGGGTCATCGTCAGCTGGTCGAGCTGGTCCTGCCAGTCCTTCCGCTCGTCGGCGATCTCCTGCTCGGTCTTGCTTAGGTCGACGGTGGCCGCGTGGGTGGCTGCGAACGCTTCCTGCAGCTTCATCAGCGCCGAGTACTCCTGCTGGCCGGCGGCAGTGGTCAGGTCCAGGCCCAGCACCACCTGCTTGAACTGGTCGCGCGTGGTGATGCCGGTCAGGCCCAACGCCGCCAACTGTTCGTCGACGAACTTCGCGACCGGCGCCAGCTGCTCCGCCTTCGACAGGAAGTTGGAGGCGAAGCCGGCCGTCTGGCTCTGGAACTCGTCGATGCCGCCCATCAGCGCGATCAGGCTTTCGCGCGCCGCAATGCTGGCCAGGCCGGTCGCGCCGAAGGTCTTCCCGATCGACTGCAGCGAGGCGTCGACCTTGGCATAGTCGGACGCCACCCGCACCAGGGTCTCGAGGTAGCCCTCGCCGACCTTCTGGAACTGGGTCAGGCCGCCGACCGCGTAGCTGGCCATCTGGTCGCCCAGCTTCGAGAACACCGACTCGAGCGCCTTCTGGACCTCGTCGCCGGTCATCCCTTTCAGGCTGACCTTGCCGATGTCGACCACGAAGCCGTCGAGCTGCGACTCGAAGCCAGCGCCGGAGACTCCCAGCAGCTTGCCGGCCTCGGTGATGCTGTCGGCCAGGCTCTCGATCACCAGGCTGAACTGGACGTTGGCGTCCTGGCCCAGCGACGTCAGCTGCGTGTTCCGCTTGTCGCTGTGGAACCAACCGCCGTCGGTCTTGATGTCGGCATAGCTGTTCGCCTTCGCGCCGCTGGCCAGGATCGCACCCAAGCTGCTCTTGTCCATGGTGAAGCCAGAGTCTTCCAGGGTCTGCTTGCCGCCCAGGACCGAAGACAACGCGCTGCCGAGGAACTTGCCAGCGACTGCGCCGATGAGCAGGCCGACCGGGCCGCCCAGCGCCGCAAGCGACGTGAATGCGGTCAGGCCTGCGCCAGCCATGTACCCGACGCCGGCGCCAGCCACGCTGCCCAGCCCACCGGCAGCCTTGGAGTTCAGCGCGTTGTACACGTCGCTGTTGTTGACGGACACGTTGGAGCCGTCCGTCAGGCCGCCCTGGACCACCTGGCTGGCGAAGCTGCTGATGCCGCTCTCGATCGCGCGCAGCGACGTCAGCATGCCCGACAGGTAGTCGATCTGTGTGCTGGAGTTCGAGGCCGACAGCTCGATGGCGCGCGAGATCGATTCGGACTTCGCCTTGCCGTCACCGAGCACGGTGCCGGCTCCCTGGGCGGCCTGACGATCTGCGGCGGTGGTATCGCTGCCGCCCATCCCGCCGCTCAGGGCAACGCCGAGCCCGGTCACGAGCGCCGCCATGGCTGCCATCCTGGCGAACGCCGAATATGGATCGCCTTCGCCTTGCGTCAGGACTGCATTGACGCCCTTGACCAGGCTCAGCGCAACCTCGGCGCCGTGGAGGACTTGCGATGCCGCGTGCATGGCCGCGTAGCCCTTGGATCCCTGGTCGAAGAAGCCTTGCGCCGCATCGGCCATGTCGCCGTACGACTTCAGCTGCGCCTGGGTGCCGGCGAGCTGCGCCTGCTGGATGGCCCGGAGCTTCTCGGGGTTGTCATCCGCAAGTTTCTTCGCGGTGGCCAGTTCCGTTTGCGCTCGCAGTTGGGCCGACTGGCCTTCCGCGAAGGCCTTGTACATCTGGCCGATCGCCTTGCCCCCAGTGCCGAATGCGTTGCTCAGGCTGTCGGCAATGCTCGAGCCGGCACGCTGCCAGTCCTGAATGGCCATGTCGGCCAGCCTGCGGGATGCCGCGGCGTCGTCCTGGTCCTTCAGCGCCTCGGCAATCTGGCGGTGCAGGCCCAGCTGCTTCTCGAGGTCGGCGAGCATCCGCACTGCCGCATCACGATCTGCCTCGGTGTGCATCTCGTCGACGGGCGCCGACGCCTGCACCTTCATGTTCGCGACAGCCTGCTCGTACAGGGCGACCGTTTCCTCCTCGATGGCCGACTTGGAGAGCTGACGCTTGCCGGTCGCCGCCTCGATCGCCTCGAGCTGACGTTGCAGGTCCGAGGTGTACTTGTTGGCGGCGTCCTCGCTGGCTGCTTCGATGGCTTTCTGGCGCAGGCGCTCTTCCTCCTGGCTCAGGAACCCGTCGTTGAGGGACTTCGTTTCAGCCGCCTTGCGCTTGTCGAGGATGTCGTTGATGGCCTTCGCGGTCTTGGCTTCCTCTTCCTTGGTCGAGTTGTGGTGCGCGCGCAGCGCGGCAAGCTGCTGGTCGTACATGAACAGCTCGGCCTTGGACAGCCCGTCCATGTTCTCGCGACGCTTGGCGTAATAGTCGGCGTCGCTGATCTCGCCGGCCTTGTGCCGCATGTCGTCGAGCTTCATTACGAAATCGAAGTACTGCTTGTCGATCGCTTCGCTCTGCTGGATGCGCGCCAGGTGATCTTGCAGGGCCGTGCTTTCGGCCTGGTCGACTCTGGCCTTTGGCTGCGCCGCCGTGTGCGCTTTCTGGATAGCGGCAATGTGAGCTGCTACTGCCTCGTCGGTGACCAGAGCACTCCCCGGGTTGACTGCCTTGACTTTGGCAATGTCGGAAAGGTACTCGTCGATAGCAATTTTCGCTTCCGACATACTTTTCTTTTGAAGACGCGCATCGTCTTGGGCAATACGGGATGCCGCGTGACTTGCCTCGGACTGAGCAAGTTGCCGTGCACCTGCCGCTGCTGCGGCCTCGTTCGCCTTGTTGAGCTCAGTCTGCGCTTTTGTCAGGGCCACTTTGTCGGCCGCAAGCA